CGCTCGCGAAGTGGGGCCCGTGCCGCGCGCATACCTACGTCGACCCGGCGAGCGTCTCGAGCCCGAACCCGGGCTGGTGCTTTCAGTGCGCCGGCTATCGCAAGGCCGGCGTGACAGCCGGCGGCCACGGTCGGCCGCAACTCCTCGGCGTCACGGGTGTCGGCCACGGACGCCGCACATGGGGTACGCGCCGGGGTACGCCCGGCGACCCTCTGCCGACGGGCGCGGCGCGGCGCGGCCGTCGACGCCGAATGCCAGGGTGGGCAGGACCATCACTTCCCGCCGATCGTCGCTAGTAGCGCCCGGATGTCCTCCACGCGGTAGAGCGTCGCCGAGCCGTGGCGCACACCGCGCGGGTACCGGCCGGCCGCGACGCCGCGAAGCCAGGCGCTCTTGCTAATGGGGAGCACGCCGCTCTCGATCACGTGCGTGACCTGCTCGCCGCGCCTGATCTGGCGGCGGCCGCCGATGATCTGCCGCAGCCGAACGAACCCCTCGTCGGGGAGTACATGCCGTAGCTCGATCACGTCCGGCTGTGCGGCGGTGGCTGTTGCGGTCATCGTCGTCCCTCGTGCCATGTCGGCACCGACTGTAGCGCGTGCCTCGCCGGGACCGCGAGGCAAAATGAGATGCACGAGTTTTGCCGCGCGAGGGGTCGGCGGGCCGGTACCGCTCATGTCGAGCGTCACCGTCTGCGGTGCGATGCCGCCGCGCATCCGAGCCGGCGCGGTCCATCTTGCCCGAGGCGGGACCGGCTCCGCTCGACCAGTGCGCCGGCTATCGCAAGGCCGGCGTGACAGCCGGCGGCCACGGTCGGCCGCAACTCCTCGTGCTCGAAAAGGCGAGTCGCGCATCGCCCCGAGCGGTGAGCGCTCGAGCTTGCACCGCCATGCCCGCCGATGGCCGCGGGCACCGCCGCGGATGGCGGGCGTCGACGACCGCCACCGTCGGCGAGTAAGATCAGGCGCCATGCGCACGCTTTCCGAAATCAGCCTCGCTTGCCTCGTCCTCGTCTCCGGCCCGCTATTCGCGCAGGGCACGGCCACCCTCACGTGGGAACACCCGACGGAGAACACCGACGGCTCGCCGCTCGCGCTCGCCGACATCGCGAACACCGGCCTGTTCTACTCCTCGAGCACGTGCGACCCGGAGGAACTCCTCGGCGCGGCGATGGTCCTCGTCGACGCGCCGGCAACCGAGCACGTCATCGAGGACCTCGGCCCGGGCACATGGTGCTTCACGGCCCGGACCGGCACGACCGGCGGCCTCGTCTCGGACCCGTCGAACGTCGCCAGCAAGACAATCACGGCGAGCCCGTTCCCGCCCGAGAACCTGACAGCGGCCGGCGGCGACGCGGTCTACGCGATCCTGCAGACACGCGACCGGGTCGTGCTGACGCAAATCGGCACACTCGCGAGCGCGAGCCCGTGCGACGATCAGGTCGCGGTCGCCGACAGCAACGGCCGCGTCGCGTTTCAGGTCCCGCAGGAGGCCGTGACGTTTTTCACTGGCGCGAGCGCCGAGGTCGTGTTCGCGCTATGCGGCGCCTGATCCGCGAGCTGATCGAATTTTTGCGCCGGCTCCTCGGCCGAGACACCCCGGGACCGGCACCCCCGCAACCTTTGGCAACTTTGGAGACCGAACTTGAGCGCTAACGTCAGATTGAATTGGTCGCTGCCGACCGCCCGCACCGACGGGGCCCCGCTGCCGCCCGACGCGATAGACTTCGTGCGCGTCGAGGTCAAACACGCCGAAGCGTCCGATTGGGATCAGGTCGACGACTTCGGGCCGGAGACGCTGACCGCGCTCCTCCCCGATACCCCGAGCGGCACGTGGCAATTCCGCGGCACCGTGTTTCCGGTCGACGGGCCCGAGTCGGCTCCGCGCCTGGCCGAAGTCGTCGTCCCGCTCGCCGCTGCCGGCGCGCTGCCGACCCTCGAGGCGACCCTCGAGGAGTAGGCTCAGCCGGCCGCGCGGCGGTCGTCGAGGAGTTTCAGCCGGCGCTCGCGCAGGAGCGCCCGGTTCTCGATCTGGTACTCGCGGTCCGCGGCCTCGTCGGCGGTGAGCGCGCGCGTCTCCTCAATCGTCCGGTAGAGCTTCAGCTTCGCTTCGATCTGCTCGAGTTGCAGGTCGACGCGCCCGAGCTCGGCGTCGACCGCGGCTTTCAGGTCAGCCGCGGCGAATTCCATCCGAATCTCCTCGCGCTGCGCGGTCGCGTCAGCACGCGAGAAGCCGACGCCGGCCACGCCACCGCCAGTCACGCCGGCAACGGCCGCGACAACGGCCGGGATCACTTTCGACAATTCCATGACGAAAACCCTCCGAATCGGTGCAAAAACGCACCGGAACGGTATCACCCCGACGCGAAATTGAAACGGATCGTGCGCTTTGCGCCCGCGAGTCGTATGCTCCTCCCGACAAACCGACAAAATCAGCAACGCCCCCGGAGGAGTCATGGCCACGAAAAAGCGCAAGGCAACGCGCACGCGCAGCACGAGCGAACCGACGAAAGGCCCCGCGAACGAGCCGCAAGTCGAACGGCTCCCGATCGCGGCGCTGATCCCTTACGCGCGGAACTCCCGCACGCATACCGACGAACAGGTCGCGGAGATTGCCTCGAGCATCGTCGAATTCGGGTGGACGAACCCGGTCCTGATTCGGAGCTCGGGCGACGGGAACGGAGGCCTGTCGTCCGAGGTCGCCGGCATCGTCGCCGGCCACGCGCGCGTCCTCGCGGCCCGCAAGCTCGGCTACACCGAAGTGCCGTGCATCCGGCTCGACCACCTGACCGACACGCAGGCGCGGGCCTACGTGATCGCTGACAATCGGCTGGCCGAGAAAGCCGGGTGGGACTTCCCGACGCTCGTCGCCGAGTTCGATGACCTCGCCGCGAGCGGCTTCGACCTCGAGACGACCGGGTTCAGCCTCGACGATCAGCGCGACGCCCGCAAGAAAGCGGCCCGGGATCAGGCCGGCACGCAAGGCCAGGAAAACGAGGACGACTTCGGCGGCGTGCCCGTCGACCCGATCACCCGCAAGGGCGACGTCTGGTACCTCGGCCGGCACCGGATTGCCTGTATCGACTCACTCGAGAGCGGCCCCCTCAAAAAGCTGATCGGCAAGGACACCGTTCACGTGCTCGCCACGGATCCGCCTTACGCGATCTACGGCAGCGCCACCGGCATGGCCTCGGACATTTCGGACGACAAGATGGTGCGCCCGTTTTTCGAGGCGGTCGTTCGCCTGGCGCGCGACTACTTGCCGTGGTTCGGGCACGCCTACGTGTTCTGCGACTGGCGGAGCTACCCGGCGCTCGCCGACTCCGCCGCGCGCGTCGAGACGATCGAACGCAAGAACCTGCTCGTTTGGGACAAGGGCGGGAGCGGGCTCGGGTCGAACTACTCCATGACCCACGAGCTCGTCGCGTTTTTTCACAAGCTCCCGCCGCAAAGCGCCTTGGGCCACCGGGAAGCCGGCGCGCGCCTCGTGCATAAGCCGAACGTGCTCCGCTACAACAGACCGAGCGGCAAGGAACGGCAGCACAATGCCGCGAAGCCCGTCGCGCTCATGCGCGAACTGATCGAAAACTCGACCGGCCCGGGCGACGTCGTCCTCGAGCCGTTCTGCGGATCGGGCTCGACCATGGTCGCCGCGGATCAGCTCGGCCGCACGTGCATCGCCGCCGACGCGAACCCGAAGTGGGTCGACGTCACGCTCGGCCGAATGGCGAGCCTCCGCGAACTCGAGGCCCGGCTCGGCGGTCCGAAGGGCCCGACCTACAAGGAAATCGTCCAGCAGCGCACCGAGGACGACGGGGCGAGCGCGGCGAAACACTGATCGATGGCCAGGCGAAAGGCGTTCACGAAAAAGCGCCGGGCCTCGTTCCTCGAGAAGCTCGAGAAGTCCGGCAACGTCTCGGCGGCCTCGCGGGAGGCCGGCGTGAACCGGCAGTACATGTACGAGCGGCGCGCCGACGACCCGGAGTTCGCCGCCGCATGGGACGCCGCCGAGCAGACGTTCCTCGACGCCGCGGCCAGTGAGGAGGCCCGGCGCGCGCTCATGGGCGACGTGCGGACGCGCCGCCGAACGAGCACGATCCGGTTCGCTGACGGCTCGACGAAAACCGAGGAAATAACCGAGGAGGTCCTCGTGAAGTCCGACCGACTGCTCGCGCACATGCTCGACCGCCGGCACCCCGAGTTCCGCGCCGCCGCCGCCAAGCGCGAGCTCAGCGGCCCGGGCGGCCGGGCCATCCCGCTGCAACAGATACCGGAGGACGCCACCGAGCACGAGGCCGCGAACGCCTACCTCGCGCTCGTCACGCCGCAGTAGTGGACCCGCTCGAGGCCGCATACGACTGGCGCCGGCCCGACGTCGCGGGCGTGTTCCGCGAGCGCGCCCGCCGGCTGATCGAACTCCGCAAGGAACCCGGGCGGCTCCCGCTCCTCGCGGCCTACTATCGGGATAACCCGGCCGACTTTATCAGCGGGTGGGGTGTGACGATCGACCCGCGCGTCGCGGCCAGCGGCCGGAATCCCGTAATGCCGTTCGTGCTGTTCCCGCGTCAGCGCGAGGCAATCGAATGGATTCTCGAGCAATGGCACGCCGGCAAGCCGGGCCTCCTCGAGAAGTCGCGCGACGTCGGCGCGTCGTGGCTCCTGATGGCGCTCGCGGTCACGCTTTGCCTGTTCCGCCGCGACATGCTGATCGGCGTCGGGAGCTCGAAGGAAGATAAAATCGACCGCAGCGGCGACCCGGACTGCCTGTTTTTCAAAGCGCGCATGTTCCTGGCCTACCTCCCGCCGGAGTTCGTCAACGGGTGGGACCTCCGAAGCAACTCCGCGCACATGCGGCTGATTTTCCCGGCGACGGGCTCGAGTATCACGGGCGAGGCCGGCGACAACATCGGCCGCGGTGGCCGCAAGGCTATCTTTTTCCTCGACGAGTCGGCGCACATAGACCGGCCGAAGCTCATCGACGCATCGCTCGCGGCCACGACCGACTGCCGGCTCGACGTGAGCTCGGTCAACGGGATGGCGAACAGCTTCGCGGAGCGCCGGCACTCCGGCAAGGTCCCGGTTTTCACGTTCCACTGGCGCGACGACCCGCGCAAGGACGACGACTGGTACGCCAAGAAAGCCGAGGAGCTCGACCCGGTCACGCTCGCGCAGGAAATCGACATCAACTACACCGCGAGCGTGGAGGGCGTGATCATCCCGGCGGCGTGGGTTCAAAAGGCGATCGACGCGCACCGCGTGCTCGGGATCGAACCGACCGGCGTCCGGGGCGCTGCCCTCGACGTCGCCGACGGTGGCATGGACAAGAACGCGCTCGCCGTGCGCCACGGGATTCTCCTCGAGCACGTCGAGTCGTGGAGCGGCAGCGACGATACCGAGGACATCTACGAAACGACCGAGCGGGCGTTTACCCTCTGCGATCTGCACGGCGTCAAGGAACTCGACTATGACGGCGACGGGCTCGGCGCAGGCGTCCGGGGCGACGCGCGCAAAATCAACGAACAGCGCGTGCGGAACAAGCTCCCGCCGCTCGAGGTCCGCATGTTTCGGGGTTCAGCCTCCGGGGTCGCGCTCATGGATGCCGATAAGTACGTCCGGGGCCCCGACGGTCAGCCGCTCGACCGCAAGAACAAGGACATGTTCGCGAACGCCAAAGCGCAGGGATGGTGGGGCTTGCGCTTTCGTTTTCAGCAGACCGTCCGCGCTCTCGAGGGTTTGCCATACGACCCCGACGACATTATCAGCATCCGGGCCGACATACCCGAGCGGGCCCGCCTCCTCGTGGAGCTCTCGCAGCCGGTCTATGGCATCAACAAAGCCGGCAAAATTGAGGTCAACAAAACCCCCGAGGGCGTCCGCTCGCCGAACTTGGGCGACGCCGTGATGATGAATTACGCGAAGCCGCAGAAATTGAAACGGAAGCGCGCCGGCACGTGGTAGTGGTAGGCTCGCGCTGACCCGGGAGGAGAGCAACGCCATGGCGAACGAATCGATCTTCAAGCGCACGTTCCGGTGGGCCGTGTCTCAGCTTGCGGGGAAACACTTCGGGGGCCTCCGCGATCTCTACGAGATTTTCGGCTGGCGCCGCGTGCTATCGGTGGAGGACTTTTTCGAGGCCTACAGCCGGCAGGACATCGCCGGGCGCATCGTTGACAGCTTCCCCGACGCCACGTGGCGCGAGGCCCCGAT